CCGGAATGTTATTGAACTTTATAGTCCTGAATTGAATACCCCAGATCGTTTAAAATCAGCTATCTTTGGAGATATGCTTCATGCTATGGATGATGAAAAATGGAAAAGAATGAAAAACGAAGTATATAATATCCGTTCACCAGAGCATGTTAAAATAGATGAAAACGCTTATAAAAAAATAATAAACGAGATGAGAAATAAAACTCCTATAATGGAACGTAATCCAGATCATGAACCAGATATGGAGAATTGGGAAAACAGAAGTAGAAAAGATGCTTATGTTCGTGGTTATCTTGCTCCAGATTATAGAGCAGAAAGTGATCCAGAGTATAAGTGGTCCTATTCTCCTGAACAGAAAGAAACCTTAGAAAAAATGAAAGAATTTCTTAAATCAAGAGAATCACATAAAACAGGTGCTGTTGTTCGTAACCCCTATGATTATGAACCAAAGGCTATATAACAATGACTGAGTTACGGTGGTTCTGGCATAGTGGTGCTATAAACTGGTTATCTACAAAGGTATCTGAATTTAACTGCTATCTATGGCGTAGACGGTGGAAAAGGAGAAATAAAGATATGGGGCGTTATCGACATAACTATGACGACACAAACTAATCTTATAGATCTTCGTGAGAAGTTGTTTGAACAGGCTATAGTTAAGGCACGAAGTAATTTCCTTACGTTTGTAAAGTTATTGATTCCGTCATTGATTGCTGATTTCAAGATGGGAAAACACATCGAACTTATATCTGAAAAGCTTCAATGTCTTGAAGACGGAAGCGTAAAGAGACTTATGGTGTTCTTGCCGCCTCGGTCTTCTAAATCTGTCCTGTGCTCAAAGATGTTCCCTGCATGGTATATGGGCCGTCATGCCAGTTCTGAAATACTTTCTGTTTCTCACTCCGATCAACTTGCTTCTGACTTTGGTCGTTCTGTTCGTGATCTGGTCAACAACGATATCTATCGACGGATATTCCCAAATACTACCCTAAGAGCTGACGTTAGAGCTGCTGGTAAATGGCAGACCCAACAGAACGGTGTCTATATAGCTGCCGGTGTTCACTCACAGATTGCTGGTCGTGGTTGTCATGTAGCCATCCTTGATGATGTTATGTCTGAAGAAGACGCATTCTCAGAAGCGGGACGTAGATACATTAAGGAATGGTATCCGGCTGGTCTACGTACCCGCCTGATGCCTGATGGTAACATCGTTATAATCAACACCCGCTACCACGAAGATGACTTATGTGGGTGGCTTCTGGCTATGGAAGAGAAACGAAAGAAGGAAGATGTGTTTAGGGATGATGATCCTGACGATCCTGAAATAGAAGGATGGGAAGTTATCAAGATACCTGCGTGGCTGGATGAAGAGTCTGCTGAACTTCTTGAGTTACCGGTTGGTTCTTCTTACTTTCCTGAGTGGAAACCGACAGAGATACTTAGAAAAGACGAACTCGAAATTAAATCCCAAAACGGAACCAAGTACTGGCAATCTTTGTTTATGCAGGATCCTACACCAGAAGAAGGTGGTATCATAAAGAAACACTGGTTCCAGATGTGGGACTTTATGGAGGAACCACCGGATTGTGAGTTTGTGGTTCAGACTTACGATACGGCTTTTTCTGTCAAGAGTACTGCCGATTATTCGGTAATACAGACATGGGGTATCTTTCAAAAGATAACCGTGGATAGTGCTGGCGTAGAAAGATTGATTCCATCCCTTATACTACTAAGCAATAGAAGGGAGCGATTAGAGTACCCAGAGTTGCGTAAAGCGGCACAAGAGATGTATGATAAATATAATCCTGATGTTTTAATTATAGAGAAGAAAGCATCGGGCCAGTCTTTGATACAGGATATGAGACGAGCTGGCTTACCCGTTATGGAATATAATCCAGATAAGGATAAGGTGTCTCGTGTCAATGCTTCTACGCCTATACTAGAAGCAGGGCGTGTTTGGGTTCCGGATAAACCATTTGCTCAAGAGTTAATACTTGAGGCTGCAACGTTTCCTAATGCAGCTTACGACGATCAGGTAGATGCTATGGTAATGGCTGTTCTTTATCTTAAAGAATCTTGGCGTGTTGATCATCCGTTAGATGCATACCTAATTGATGACTTGGAAGAAACCAAAGAAAGACGTAAGAGAATTGGTTACTGGAAATTTTAAAAAAAATAAGGAATAATTAAGTATTATGGCTAATCCTATGGAACGAAATCCTTTTATTGATCAGGGTGGTGGCGGTAATAATCCTCTATTAGGTGAATTACCAATCAACGAAGAAGAGATTGAAATAGAATTACCTGTTGGTGAAGATGAACTTCTAGAATATATAATGGGTACGGAAGAACAACCATACAACCATTGGGATAATCTGGCTTTAAGTCTCGATGAAGATGAACTTCTGGAAATTGCAAACAACGTCATAGAAGAATTTGATGCCGACAAAGAAAGCCGCTCTGAATGGGAATCTACATTTGAACGTGGCTTTGACCTGTTGGGACTCAAGCTTCAGGAAACTTCTGAACCATTTGAAGGAGCTTGTACTGCCGTACATCCATTGATTATTGAATCTGCAGTAAAGTTTCAGGCCAAAGCATCGCAAGAACTGTTTCCTGCAAAAGGACCAGTAAGGACACAGATACTTGGTGCATCCACACCTGAAAAAGAGAAACAGGCCAACCGTGTTATGAACTTCATGAACTACCAGCTAACACAACAGATGCCTGAATACTTCGATGAAACCGAAAGGATGTTGTTTAACCTTCCGGTCTTTGGTTCTGCATTCAAGAAAACATATTATGATCTGACTCTTGAACGTCCGGTAGTAGAGTTTGTTCCGATAGATAACTTCTATGTTTCGTATAATGCGTCAGATCTAAAGAATGCCGACCACTACACTCAGGTCATCTATCGTACACCCAACGATCTTAAAAAGGATATTATGGCAGGTATGTATGCGTTACCTGAAGATGATAATCTAATGGAACCTTCAGAAGTAACCCCTTCTACACTACGACAAAAGATGGATTCTATTCTTGGTATCCAACCCGACTATAGTCAGAATCCTCAACACACATTACTCGAACACCATTGTTACCTTAAGATCGAACATAGGGGTGAAGAAGGATGTCCGTGTCCGATGTGTGGGGAAAAAGAAATTGATAATTGCCTTTGTGTCGGTCTGCCTTATGTGATAACAGTAGATCAAGATTCTAAGTCTGTTCTTTCAATAAGGAGAAATTGGAATGAAAATGATCCACTTAAAGAGAAGCTTCTTTGGTTTACTCATTATAGGTTTGTTCCCGGTTTTGGTTTTTACGGTCTTGGCTACATCCATTTTCTTGGCAACCTAACAGCCACTTCAACAGCGGCAATGAGAAACCTCATTGATGCTGGACAATTTGCTACGTTGCCCGGAGGATTTAAAGCTCGTGGTGTTCGTGTAACAGGAGGAGATGAACCTATTGCACCCGGCGAGTTTAGGGAAGTAGAAGCTACCGGTGTAGATCTAAATAAAGCTATTATCAATCTACCCTACAAAGAACCGTCTGCTACACTAATGCAGATGCTACAGTTCGTAACCACAGCCGGTCAGAAGTTTGCAGACGAAACAGATCAGGTTGTTTCTGATGCTTCTAACTATGGTCCTGTTGGTACTACGATTGCATTGATCGAACAATCAATGAAGTTCTTTAGTGGTATCCATAAACGGCTCCACTACAGCCAGCGTCAGGAACTACAGATACTTTCACGTATTAATTATGATTTCCTTCCTGATGAGTATCCTTATGATATTCCTCTTGTGGATGGTAATATCTTTAAACAGGACTTCGATGGGCGTATTGATATTATTCCTGTCTCTGATCCAAACATTCCATCTCAGTCTCATCGTTTAGCGAAAGCTCAGATGATCCTACAACTATCATCACAAGCCCCACCGGGTATCTATAACTTTAAAGCAGTAAATGCTGCTATCCTTGATTCCCTGAATATTGATCATCCTGAACGATTTATTGTTCCTGAACAAGAACCTAAACCATTGGATCCTGTATCGGATATTATGCAAGCTACCAAAGGTATGCCTATTAAAGCATTTCCGGGTCAGGACCATAAGGCTCATATTGTGGTTAAACAGTCTTTTATTCAAGATCCTACTTTAGGTCAAACTCCTATTATGGCTAAAGTGGTTCCTATACTAGAAGCTAACATCCGTGAACATACGATTATGATGTATCAGGAACAGATGGGGGGTATGTTAAAAATGGGAACGGAACAAGCTGGTACTGGTAGTCCTGAAGCTATTTCAGCTATTACTCAGGGTGCAGCTCAAGAGATTCTTCAGAATAATCAACGTATGGCTGAGATGGGTACAACAGAAAGTCTGGAGAAACAAACTCTTGAATTGCAGAAACAGCAACTAGAACTTGAAAGTCATAAAACACGGATAGATGCTGCCGAAAGTGCAGCTGATGTAGCTCTTGATAAACAAAAGATGAAGTTTGATTATGAGAAAGAAAACAGTAAAGCTGCACTCGAACGTGAAAAACTTAAA